TCATATCTGAATATCATCCCATTCACTACCGCGCGAGTCCTGGTAACGGGCTGTCATTTCCGCCGATTTGTGGCCGAGAAGATGCTGCGCAAACTCGCCGCCGCGCGCGTCAGTATGCAGGCGCGCCGATAAACTCCGGATCTCATGGAATGATGGCGGCTCTTTGTCGGCGTCCCACGATAACGGCGTGAGACGGCGCGATTTCGTGAAGTAGTCCGTCATTGTCCGCTGCGCGATTTTCTCACCTTTACGGCTCACCAAAATAAACTCGCAGCCGGCGGACAGTTCCCAGCATTCCTCGAACAGGTTTTCCAGAGATAACCCAGCGATCGACAGTTCAACCGGGATCGTTATTCTGGCGCCGGTTTTTTCCTGCACGACTCGCAGACGAAAATCGACAATGTCGGCCCACCGCATGTTACAAATATCGCTAATACGCTGGCCGGTCACCAAAGCTATATCCATCGCGATGCGGAACCAGCTGGGAAAATTCACCGCCTGCGCCCGGATCGTTAAAAACTCGTCCAGAAGCAACCGCGCGCGCTTCACCTCAACTTTCGGGTTTCGCGAAGCCTCTACGGGGTTGTGCTGAATGATGCCGTCGGCGACAGCCTCGCGGAATACATCCAGCAGCGCGCCGCGCATCAGTTTAGCGCTGGCCGCCTTGCCGGCCTCAACGTAACCATTCAGGAAATCGGCAATATCCCGCGTTGTAAAATCGCACATCGCCTTATCTGGCAGGGTGCTGCGAAAGGCTTTCATTCTGCTGCGGTGGTTGGCCATTGTCTTTTCCTTCAGCTCGCGGCGCAGCACTATCTCGTCGTATCGATCGAGCCAGGCGTGCAGCGTGACGTTGTTTTCATCCTGCAGGCGCTGCGCCAGCGGCTTAAGCTCTTCACTACCAAAAAACGCCATGTTGGCGGCGATCGCCTCGGTCACCGCTAGGCGCTTATCGCGGCCGAGTCCGTATTCTTTACCGGTGCGCGGGTCGCGATAGCAGTAATAGCCGCCATTACGTACGTAGAGGTTTGGCGGGAGATCGCGCCTTGCGTGGTTTCTGGTTCTTGCCATTGGTGATTCTCTGCAGTAGCTCGTTGGTTGGGCTGCACGGCGTATCGATCCGCACGGCCTGCTCGTCAAAAAGGTACTCCCGGCCATCCAGCACCGGCGCAGGGTAAATTTTCCCAGCGCGGATCCAGCGGCGAACGGTTTCATGGCTGCGCGGGCGCGGGAGCCGCTTATTCCACTCCCCCAGGGTCAATTTGTTGGACATGGTCTTTCCTCGGTTTCAGCAATTGGGCGATTGCGTCGTCGGTCACACGACACGCCCGGGCGATATCGTCATCGCTCAGCGTCGCTTTTCTGACGCTGGCAGATAGCCGGCCGATCTTGATATCGAAATCAGAGAGTAGGCGGGCGCCTGGTTGCCATGGTTGCATTGCTGTTCCCCGTTGTGTGGTTTCCAACAATGCAAACATGGCGGGGGTGGTTATTTCTGATTAGGCGTAATCGGTTTTTTAAAGGCTTCTTTCTCGCGTGTCAGGCGTACAGATTGCGGGAAGTGGAAAGCCAGTTCGCCGCGGCTCTCGGCCTCAATGATTCCGGTGGTACCGTCAGGGAAGGTCACGTGCACCGCATCGCCTTTGGCCAGGTACATTCTCAGCATGTGAGATCCTCAGTATTGGCCCCGTCGCCGGGGCCGGATGATTAACGAACCTGCAGCGACGGTTCGCCGATTTCGATATGCGCGCCTTTGACTTCCACACCGTTCTCGATTGCCTCTTTGATGGCTTTCTTGTCCGGCGTTACCAACGTTTGCACCGTCACCAGTTCATCCGGCAACAGGTCGGCATTGTCGACCACCACACCGGCGGATCCTTTGCGCGCCGTGAAAGTATTTGCGATGGTTTTAATGGAGCCCTGACCGCTGGCCAGCAGGCACGCCAGCACATACTTGCGGATCGACTTTGCGCGGTTCTCGAATGACTTTTTACGGTCGGTCAGGCGTTTGATTTCCGCAGCCAGCGTGTCGGCCTGCCCCTCGATGTTGCGAACGTGGATAAAAGCGGCGTCCAGCTTGTCGCCGAGTACCCCCTCAATACCCTCCAGCGTGTCGGCGATCATCTCTGGCGTCAGATCGTCGGAGGTTTCGACCAGTTCGTGCAACTTGGCGTAATCAGCTGCTAATGCAATGGCGGTAGTGCTCATGATGCTTTCTCCTCGGACAATGCGGCGATACGTTCATCTTTCAGTGCGGTGAGGCGGCGCAGGCGGCCGGCTAGGTACTTGGCATGATCGGCATCGCCTTTTGCCTCAGCGGCCTTGCGATGCGTTTCGACCTCGCGAGCGATTGAGGCGTGAACCTTGCTGGCCTCGTTGACTGTTACAGCAGTTGTGATGGTGTCGGCGACTTTTGCCAGCTTCTCGTCCAGTTCTTCACGCAGGCGCGTTACATCTTCGGCCTTGTCACTGGCATTTCTGATCGCAAACTCGGTGGCGTTTTCTTCCCGATATTCCGGCAGGTCGTGCCAACCCAGGAACACGTCGGCGGAGAAGCCCAGCATGGACAGCGACTTTTTGATCGCATCGGTGAGGCTCTTTTTCATCACCTCACCGTCAGCCATAAAACCGCGCTTCGTTTTGTACATGTACGGCGTGGCGCCATATGCTGTAACGCGACCTTTGGTACCGTTCAGGACATACCAAAACTCGATCATCAGGCTGTGGTTCTGCTCGAACAAGATAGAGCCGTCGGCATCGCGAAGAATGCGGTTACCAATAATTTTCCCGCCCTCGAATACGGCCTCGCTCATTGGAGCGCCGGCGATCATCTTCTCCTCTACAATGTCAAAGCCCCAGCCCGTACCGATAGGGCCAAAAATTTCGGTTGCGCGCATAAACATGTATTCGCTGTTGATGCTTGTACCTACATAGCCAGCCCCCTCGATCGGCTTCGTATATCGAGGATCTGTGCGCATAACGCGCTTCCAGATATCGAGATTCTGCTGGGCCTCCGCTGGCTGCTCGGCGATCACCTGCGCAACCTGCGCGGCGCGCTGCTGGAAATCGTCGGCTTTCAGCTGCTGCGCCAGCGCTTCGGCCCGGTCTGCGTTTACTTCCGCCTGCTGCAGTTGCGGGGATTTCTCCGCTGGCGCGTTGGCGTAAACGCCATAGCCCATCTGATCCAGTTGCTGCTTGGCCTGCGCCGCCGCTGCGTCGGTAACTTGGTGCTGCGCCACTTCCGTTTTTTCACCCTGATTTGAGGCGGCAGATTGCGCCGTGTCTGGATCCGCATGCTGCTGCTCACCGCTGCCGATCAGGCCGTCGATCGAGAAGCGGCCACCGCCGAGGTTTTCCACTGCTAACGGAGGTGGATTCTTGCCGTAGCTATCCAGCTCTGGGCATGCAGGGTGGCCAGCGAGACACGATTTCACGAAGTGCAGGCGTTCGTCGTCGTCGCTGATCAGCTTGAGATTTTTCAGGCCGTCGGAAATGATGCCGTGGCGCACATCGGTTTCGACGTTGAGAATGCCGACGATCACCCGCAGAGTTTTGTCCCACGCGCGCCAGGCGTTATCGCGGTTGGCGATAATCTCTTTGGCGTTCTTCACGTCGGCCGCTTTCGCCTCTGCAGGATTAACGCCCATGATCGATAACGCCGTGTGCATGCTTAGGGTGTTGTAGTCGGCCGCGCCGCCGGTATTGTCGGTGCTGGTGCTGGTGCTGGTGCTGGTGCTGGTGCTGGTTTGAGTAAGGTTTTCACGGTCGCGCGGATTATCCACCCACGCCTGAGCAAATTCGACAACGTCGTCATGCGACGGCATATCATCCCCAAAGTTTTGAATGACAGCCTGCGCCAGCCGTAAAATCGCCTCGGGTGACATAGCACCGACAGCTTTTACCGACTGCAGGCCAGTGATCAGATCGCGCATGCCGGTATCGTCTGGGGTTTCTTCGTCGTTGATGAAATCCGCAGCCATCGACAGTTGATGGTTATCGATCCCGGTGTTGCAGTACATGACGACGGCGGCGATCCGAATACCTGCAGGCTGCGCCATCAAATCGACCGGGCCGGCCGGCACTTCCGGCTCTGGCTCTTTTGGCGCCCACGCGTTGCCGTCAAACACGTTCTCAGCGGCAAACTTTTCATCGAACTGACCGACAGCCGGACGAGGGTGTCCGGTCTGATCTTCGACAGTTTTCGGATTGAAGAAGTTGTCGCCGCCCTCCGGGTAGGCTTCATACAGTTTGCCGGTGGCGATGCTTTCGGCCGCGCGCTTGTTTGGCGCTTCCAAAGCGATCACCAGCGGCACGGCGCCGTTAACCTGAGCCTTTTTCTTAGGCTCAAAAAGTGAAATGTAGATAGGCATTTTTGGTCTTTCCTCTGTTAAAAATCGGCGCTGGTCAGGCGCCGGGGTGGGTTAAAACTTCTCGCGCGCTACGGCTTTCACGTTGTCGCAATACCAGCTGTAAAGCTCACGCTGGCGCTGCTGCAGGGTGTCCGGCGTCGCCATCATTACGGCCATTAACAGGCGGTCGCGGGTGTCGGCGGCGGTGCCGTCGATGCGGGTGAAAACCTCGATCGCCTCGTCGGAATAGCCGTGCGTCGCCGCGGCTTCGAATTGGTCGCGCTGCCCGGCATCATCATGGCGTTGCCACAGCGCCAACTCGGCGCTCAGGTTATGGGTTTCGATATCCATGGCCACGCCCTCAGAATGGGATTTCGTCAGCGTCGATGTGGGTGTGATCGATGCAAAGCAGCTGCTGGATCTGGTCTTCAATGATGCGCTGTTGCTTCATCGACTCAGCGGCGATCTGCTCTTTCTTGGCGCGTAGGGCGTCAACCTGTTTGCCGATAATCTCGATCGGTTCCGGCTCTGAAAACTCAAATGATGCATCGCGAGTTTCGAGCAGAACGTAATCGGGGATGTGAAGGGATAAGTCTGCGGTGCTGACGGTGTATTTATCACCGTAAGATTTTGTGTTTAACAAGAAATGCAGCTTGACGGGTATCTGTAGTGCTTTCATAGCGACTCCTGATATAATCGGAGCTGATCAGTAGCTCCATGGGTTATTGGTCTTTCCTCGATACAGGGTTGGTCCCCTGTATCATTCCCGGTTGCTTTGGTCGGCGCCGGGGTAAAAGAACCCGCTTCGGCGGGTTTTTTTACGTCTGGTGGTTGCCGGTCTTTCCCGGCTGTCAGAGCTGGTCAGGCTCCCGGTCTTTCCTCAGTTTGCTGGGTGAAAAAATTGCCCCGGCGCGCGGGGCGAAAGACTACACACAGCAATGTCTTTCGGGTTGTGGTGGCCGAGAACAACGCCCCGAAGTTACGACCACCACGTTTAAATCCTTTGCCGCGTATCGCCCGGCTGGCGGAACATTTCTGAACAACCGCTGCAGGGTTAGTGCGCTGTTGATGGAAAATAGCTTAACTAAAGGTAAGTCACTGGTCAATGAAAATTACTTGCAAAAAGTTAAGCTTCTGCGTCGCGTGGAGTAACCAACTGATATTTAAGTTATTTTTTCTTTGAGTTTTTTCTTGCGGTCAAAAGTTCTTCAAAAAGAGCATTGAAGTCGTTGACCTTGGCCTCGAGATCAGCGAGGTGGCGATCTTTCTCTGATTCAGGAAGAGAATCAAAAAGTTCGATGAGCTTGGCTTGTCGTTCGTCAAGCTCTACCGGCAACTGGTCGGCAGGAAGTGGGGTTTGATCTTCATCACCATAAAGCAACCAGGTAGGAGTACAGCGAAGAGCCTTAGACAATAGAAAAAGGTTTTTGCCTTTCGGTTCAGTGTCTCCGTTCTCCCATTTAAAAACTGTGACGTGAGAAACCTTCACAGCGTCAGCCAGTCGCTGCTGTGAAATGTCCAGTTCTGTCCTGCGCATCTTCATGCGGTCGCTTAATGAGGTCATTTTCATCCAGTTACTATAAATTAATTTGACTTAGCTTTTGTTAAGTTGTAATTTCCAAACAAATGTTAATCACAGGAGGCAAGAATGCTTACTGAAGACGCAGTTAAATTCTTCGGAAATAAAACCAAACTCGCTGAAGCCGCAGGCGTTTCGCAGGCTTCAGTATCGCGTTGGGGGAAGCAAATTCCCGAGCGACGCGCTGCTCGTTTAGATCGCTTAACTGATGGTGAGCTGTCTTACGACCCTGCGGCATACCAGCAACCGAAACCAACGGATGCAGCTTAACAACCAACCCCACCGAAATCTGATTATGCGTAATCGGGTTCGAGCGACAGGAGACGCGAAGTGGAAAACATCGAGAAACTGAAAAACGAGATCGTGAGCTGGGCGGCGGAGCAGGGGCAGGAACACGTTGCCATCGAGATCACGCGCGCATGGTTCCAGCTCGGCGCCGACGGTGAGCGGGTTCGGCTGTATCCGATCGAGGATGAAACCGGCGCCGCCGACTGGCGGGCGATCAACACCAACCGGCAGGCGATATTTCGCCACATGCGCAGCGAGTCGAAAGCCGCGCGTGAGAAGGTGCAGGAGCTGGCCGACGCCATGCTCGCCGCGCTGCCGGCGGAACGGCGCGCCCGGCTGGCTGGCCCGACTCAACAGTATTTGCTTTCGGTGGCCATCCGTGAATTTGCCGCCGCGATTATCGCAATCCTGCTTGGCGCCTGTGACACGCCACAGCGTATTGCCGGCGCACTTGTCGCCCTGCAGGAAACCCAGCGCCTGACCAGCGCCGCGTAAAACTTTGTACCGAGGAAAGACCAATGCAAGCCAACCACATCACATACCGTAACGGCTGGAGCCTGAATGGCATGCCCGCCGACGCAGCAGAAATCAGACCGATCTTTGAAGGTCGCCAGGCTGCCGCGCATGCCGTCTGGGAACAATACGAGCAGGGCAAGGCCGCGCTGCGTGAAGAAAACTTATCGCCGGAGCAGTACCAGGACGCGTGCCGCCAGCTTGCAGACTCGCTGGGGATTTGATCATGAGTATGGAAATGATGGTGCGGGCCATGAAAATCAAAGTCGGCAACCCGCTGCGCAAATTGGTGCTGCTGAAACTGGCCGACAATGCAAGCGATCAGGGTGAATGCTGGCCATCGGTGCCTTACATCGCCGAGCAGTGCGAGATCTCCGAGCGCTCGGTGCAAAATCACATTCAGCAGCTGGTCAAAGATGGACTGGTGCGCATCGAAAAACGCCTGGCGGAGAATGGGCTTAATCGCTCAAATGTTTACCACATTACCTTATCTGGCAGTGGTGCAAATCCTGCACCCTATGGTGCAGCTCCTGCACCAGGTGGTGAATCTCCTGCACCAGGGGGTGGTGCAGCTCCTGCACCCAGAATCAGTCAGTCTTTTGAACCAGTCAATGAATCACCCCCTAACCCCCAGGAGGGGGACGACGCTGGCGCGCCGGATAAGTCAAAAATTAAATATCAGGACGTGGCTGACGCCTACAACGAAATCCTGGGTGATCGGCTGCCGAAGGTGCAGGAGCTCAACGACAAGCGCAGACGCCAAATCAAGCGCCTGCTGGGTGAGCTGCATGAACCGACCCTTGACGCAGTGAAAGCCTACCTCGAGACGTTTGCCGACACTGCTGGGCCGTTTTACTTCGGCGATAACAACCGCGGCTGGCGCGCTGGGTTCGATTACCTGCTCCGCTCCGAAGTGCTGGTTAAAACCCGCGAGGGTTCGCTATGACGCCGCAGGAGATGGAAGCGACCGTGCTGAGCGGCCTGCTGGTTGGCGGTGCCACGCCTGACGCGCTGGACGTAATTGCGACCATGCCCGAGGACGCGTTCAGCATCCGGTTTTACCGTGAGGCTTACCGGGAAATTAAAAAACAGGCGCTGACGCACGGCGTGATCGACGTGGTGTTGATCAGCGAGGCGCTCGGCGGCGATAGCCTGGCTTCGCTTGTGGAAGTCAGCCGCATGCCTGGCACGCTGGCCAACCTGAAAGGCTTCGCAACGCTGGCAACCAAGGGCTGGCGCAGCCGCCAAATGGCCACGCTGCTGCAGGATGGCGCCGATAGCATTCGCAACGCCAGAAACCAAGAACAGCGCGACGCGGCGATCCAGTCGGCAGTAACCAAGCTGATCGAAATGTCTGCCGATACCGGTGGCGTGGTGCCGGTGCACCTGGGCGAGCTGCTGGGCGGTTACATGGACTTGATGGATCGCCGCATGAAGGGCGACGCCGAAATGCGCAACCTGTACAGCGGGATAGCTGAGCTTGACGCGATTACCGGCGGCTGGAACCCGCAGGATCTGATCGTGGTAGCCGGCCGCCCGGGCATGGGTAAAACCGAATTCGCGTTGAAGGTGATCGAGGGCGCTACGCGTGACGGCGGCGGGGCGTTGATTTTCAGCATGGAAATGGCGGCGCTACAGATGGTAGAGCGCTCCGTTGCCGGGGCCGGAAACCTTTCCGTGTCGAAGCTGCGCAAGCCGGAATCCCTGTGCGACGAGGATTGGGGCCGGATACACACGGCGCTGGAGGTGCTGAATAACCGCGATATCTGGATTGTTGACGCCACCGATCTGAACGTTGACCAGATCCGCGCAATCACCGAAACCCACAAACGCCGCTACCCGCATTTGGCCGTCGCCATGGTCGATTATCTCGGCCTGATCGCCAAGCCGAAAGCAGAGCGCAATGATCTGGCTATGGGCCATATTTCCCGCAGCCTGAAAACCATGGCCATGCGGAGCAAAACGCCGGTGCTGGCGCTGAGCCAGTTATCGCGGAAAGTCGATGATCGCCCGGTCACCGCCCGGCGGCCGACAATGTCCGACCTCAGCGAATCCGGCAAGGTTGAACAGGACGCCGACAGCATCGTGTTGCTGTACCGTGACGGGGTTTATAACCCGGACGGCCCGGCGGCGCGCTACGCAGAAATCATCGTTGGTAAAAACCGATTCGGCCCCGGCGGCACGGTTTACCAGGAGTTTAAAAACGGCCACTTCGTCGATTGCGATCAGGTAGTGGCACAGGAAGCAACTCGGATCCAGAAGGAGGCGCAGCAACCCAAACCGAAAGAACGACGTTACGCGACAAAGCCATTTTAACCGGCGCCTGACCAGCGCTTGAACGACCAAAACGAGGAAAGACCATGAGCACTATCAACGAAATGATCCGCGATAAGCGGTTTGTGATGGATGACGGCTGCGACCACCTGCCGGCCATCATGGACAGAATCAACCAGGCGGCCCGGGCCCGTTCCCGCGCGCCGTACTGCCCACCTCCGAAACCCCAGCGCGTCGCCCGACCGGCTGCCGAATCCGGCCCGATCGTCAAAATCGGTGACCGTATCAGCTACGGCCGCCGGGTGATGACCGGTATCTACGAGCTGCAGCGCCTGGGGCGCTCTCCTGAAAGCATCGCGCTGATGCTCCGCATGCCCCTCGATCGGGTACTGCACATCCTGAAGCCTATAACGGCCGTACGCCGCGAGATACAGAAAAGCGTGGCAAGTGGTTACCCCCCACGCGAAAAAGACGTCATGCGCCGTCTGGCGGCCGAATCGAGGGCATAAACCATGGCCGGGCAATCGGACTATCTACCGCCCGGCCTGCCATTCAATCGAGGCACCTGGACGCAGGAACAACGCGATTTAGAGCAGTTCGACCTGCGCGCCTGTGGCCTGGTACGCGATTTATTCGCGAGGAAGATCACCCGCACCACGGTGCTGGTAGCGATTGAAGAGGCGCCGGAGCAATACCGGGAACATTTCAGAGCACGCCTGAACTACTGGCGTGATCGCAGAGAGGGGAAGGGGCAGTGAAAAAATTCAAAGAGTGGGTAATTCGCAAACCGTGGGCGGCACTGTTCTATGCATGCGCGATTTTCTGGGTTGCAGTAGCGGCGGTAATCGCCTGGGCGGTGCTGAAATGACAAAAACACTCCATTCAGAACTTGCAGCGCGCAACTTTACGCTTTGCCATGAAAACAAAGAGTTGGGAGGTGCGTGATACCAGCAAATGAACTGAAGCCGTGCCCTACTATGGGGAGCGAGTGCCGAGGTTGTCCTGATTGCCCTGGAGCCAGCAGCACCGGTTCAAAGAGTGGCGATATCACCAACGAAGCAGCGCGGAAGGAATTGGAATTGTGGTTTCCGCAGGATGGCGGAGCTGGGGAGGTGGAGCATGGCTAAGCGTAAGAGCAACAGAGAGCAGCCTTTGACGTTCGAGCAGTGGCTTGAATCAGAAAACAGAGAGCCGTCTGACCGCCTACGTATCGATTTAAAAGCGGCATTTGAAGGTGGGCAAGAAAGCCAGCGACTCAAACAACTGGCCCAGGCCCAGGCCCAGGAGAAAGCATTATGAGCAAGCTGAAAATCGTCAAGTTTGGCGATGAGCGCGGAGTGGGCGCAGTAGTTGAGGTAATCAACTTCTTCGGCATCGTTCGCACCTGGACGCTGGTGCCAGATAAATATTCCGACGGTAGCATCCGTGAAAGCTGGACTGCCGACAAGTGGGTATGCCGTGAAACCGGTCGCTGGGAATGGCGAGACTGCTGTTACGTTTGCCGTTTCTACGCGGCTCAATTCAACACAAGTTCCAGAGGTGCAGATGGACAATAAGCTGAGCGAACTGAGCAAGCCGGTGGCGTGGACTTGGCATGCATACGGTCTGCAACATGCCACAACGGAAGAAGACGAACGTGATGAGCTTATCGCTGATGGAGTTGAAAACTCCCCCCTCTACTCGCAAGAGTACGTCTCCGCCCTGCTGGCAGAGCTGGAGCGCTACAAACAGTACGCGAAAGAACGCGATGCAGAGAATGAAAGCCTGGCGTTAACGGTTGGAAGGTTGCGCGTAGAGCTGGAAGCGAAGGATGAAGTACTGCGGGAGATTGCGTTTCGTGTCTCTGCGGGCGGCTACAACTCTGACAGCGTCGAGGCCGAGGTGTTTAAGCAAAAGATAATCGACGGAATAAACAGCATTTCTGGCGTTCTGATTAAGCGCATAGACGAGCTGGAAGCCGTTAAAGCAGACGCATCCCAGGTGTTCAAAGAAATCGGCTACGAACTGGGCTGCAATCCCGACAACGAGTCGATCATGATGGCTATCGATGACCTGAAAGTGCCGAAGGGGGGCGAATAGCATTACAGGTGGCATTCACTGAGTACCACCGATAACGTCAAGTGGTTGAATTTGTTCCAGAGTGCATTTTTGCACTCTGGGTATTTTGTTTGACGGATAGCACAAAAATAACTACTGTTTATTTGTACAGTATTCTGGTGCAATATACTTGCGGTACACAATAAAGAGATAGTTAATTGATTGATATTGAAGATTTGATTAAGTCATTGCCCAATACCGGGAGAGTAGTAATAACATGCGAAAAAGGCTCAATCACAGGCACTCGCATCGTTAAGGAAAATGAGCACATAGCATCATTTAACGCGTTGATTGATTTAGCAAAATCCGCAGGTTATTCGGTTGTAAGGCCTGATGGAAACGCGCTATAATTAACGGGCTGGACTGAACACCCGGCCCGTTCGAATTCTGAGCAACTGCTGCGCCACCGGAGAGCACCCAATGGCGCAGTATTCATTTGTAAAATCAGCAGGAAATTTGTTAGTGCCGGCCACCCCGGACGCGATCGAATTCCTGAAAACCAAAGTGAAGATCGGCGCTGTCCTGTATGCCGACTTTAGCCAGGCCCGCAACCCGGCGTTTCACCGCAAATATTTCTCACTGCTGAATCTCGGATTCCAGTATTGGGAACCGACCGGCGGCGCGATATCGCCAGCAGACAAAGAGCTGATCACCGGTTACGTGAAATTCCTCGCGTATTACGCAGGGAACGAAAGCACGCTGCAGGCGGCCGCCGATGAATATCTGCAGGATGTGGCAGAAAAGCGCGCCGGGAATATCAGCGCCGCAAAATCGTTCGAGGCATTCCGCGCCTGGGTAACGATTCAATCCGGCCACTACACCGCATACCAGATGCCGGATGGCAGCGAGCGCAAAGAACCCCGTAGCGTATCGTTCGCTAAAATGGACGATATCGAGTTCGCCCAGCTCTACAAAGCCACTATCGACGTGCTCTGGAATTTCATTCTGTTCCGCTCGTTCCCCAATCAGCAGGCTGCAGAAAACGCCGCCTCCCAACTGCTCAATTACACGGCATAGGGGGAGCCATGGCGACCAAAGACGAAAAACAATGGTTATCCGACGTGGCGGATCTTGGCTGCGTCGTCTGCCGCAATCTGGGTTACGGTCCATCCCCTGCAGAAATACACCATATCCGCACAGGACAGGGCACAGCACAGCGCGCCACCCATAAGCAAACCCTCCCGTTATGCCCACCGCATCACCGCACCGGCGGCCACGGTGTAGCCGTACACGCAGGAAGAAAAACATGGGAGAAGAATTACGGCTCTGAGCTGGAATTACTCGATCAAGTTAATCGGGAAGTGGAGGAATTGCGCGGATGCAGAATTTAATCCTATCCCTAAGACCAGCAGGAAATAGCGAAAAGTCACAGGGCGCCCAGCGGTGGAAAAGAACAAAATCCTGTTTGACCCATCTTCTTGCAATGGCCGGCGGCGCGTTTTTCCCTCTCTATGCTCGCGCACGCGCGCGTTTAGAGCGCATTTTTGCGCTGTCGAGAAAATCAATGACTTACGCCAGAGTGCAAATATGCACTGTGGCAACGCGCCAAGCTGTAGACCACAAAACCGATGCGAAAAAAATCGCATCGATCCAGGCGGAGGGCTGACCATGCCGCTCGTCGCAACATTCCGCACTGACTGGTTTCGTGTGATTACCGATATCAACCGCACCCGCATGGCAACGCAAAGCATCGCGGAGGAATTGGGCGTGTCGAAATCGGCCGTTCTCGGCTGGAAGTCGGGATCTGAACCGCGTCACGGCGACGGGGAGGCGCTGATCGCTCTCTGGTGCCAGGCGACGGGCTCAGACCGTAGCAACCTGCCGACCGTGCTTTACCGGCAGTGGTGGACGTTCAAGCGCCCGGTAATTGGTCGGGAATCCGACCGCAAGCAGGGCAGACAATGACCTCTCACAAACCCACGGAGTAAAAGCAATGGGACGACCACGTAAAGAAATCCAAACCCCGGGGCAGGAAAATCAGCGGCCGGAAGAAAACGCCACTGACGCACTGCTGTTGAATTCTGTCGTGCAGCAGCCCGCAAATACGCCGGAACAGCTGAACGCTGCCACCGCTGGCGCCACGTCCATTACTGCAGGCGAATCGGTACCCGAAGGCGATGGCAAAACAGCGATTCTGCAGCAGCGTGTTGCGAAGCTGCTCGACGGCGCAGCACTGGAAGAGCGCAACGCGATCCTTTCCGGCCTGAATGAACAGGGCGCAGCAATCATCGCTCGATTCGAAGGGCTGGAGTTCCTCGACGCGGACGATCACCGCCTGACCGATAACCTCGAATTCCTCACCCTGGTGAAGAAAGCCACCGATGTGGCTACCGGTGGCGCCGGCCCGATGGTGACGAACGAGGAGGGCAAGAAGCAGCCGGCTCCGGGCAAACCTGTTTTAACCGAACACGGCTGGCACGTACCAGGCTAAGGAAATCGCTATGTGTGGATCTGCACCGAAAGTAGTACAGACCGACCCGCAGGCCGAGGCAGACGCAGCAGCAGACGCCGCGGCTAAAGCCTCAAACGCTGACGCAGCAAACCGCAAGAAGCGCAAGAAAGGCTCCTCGTTGCTGGCCAGCGGTGCGCAGGGCGCCGCAGATGCTGGTGATTCTCTGCTCGCAAGTGGTGCTCAGGCTGCAGGCAACAAACCAACGCTGGGGGCGTGATTGATGGACGACACCGCCGCAAGGCTGATTAAACGCGTGAACACGCTCAAGGCTTCCCGTCAGGTGCATGAAAGCGTCTGGCGGGAGTGCTACGACTACACGTACCCGCTGCGCGGCGCTGGTTTCTCGTCTGAGGTGCTGGACGCTCAGAGCGCTAAGCACAAGGTGGCCAAACTTCTGGACGGCACGGCGACCGATAGCTCGCGCATGCTGGCGTCTGCTCTCATGTCCGGCATGACGCCGGCGAATGCGCAGTGGCTGAACCTCGACAGCGAATCCCTGCCGGATGATGCCAAGGCGTGGCTTTCTACCTGCGCAACGCTGGTGTGGGAAAACATCCACGCAGCCAACTTCGACGCCGAGGGCTACGAGGCCAACCTCGATGTGGTATGCGCCGGTTGGTTTGTGCTGTACGTCGATGAAGACAGGGAGGAGGGCGGCTATTCGTTCCAACAGTGGCCGCTGGCGCAGTGCTACGTTGCATCGACCCGCAAAGATGGCATCGTCGACACGATTTTCCGCTGCTACCAGCTGACCGCCGAGCAGGCGATCGCTGAGTTTGGCCAGGATGCCGTAAGCGAGAAGATCCGCGACGCGGCCAAGAAAAAGCCAGACGACAAATTTGATTTTCTGCACGCGATTTTCCCACGCACGAATTACATGGTTAACGCGCGCCTGGCTAAAAACCTGCGCTTCGCGTCGTACAACATCGACGTGACCGCCAAGAAGGTGGTGCGTGAATCCGGCTATCACGAATTCCCGTGCTGCGTGCCGCGCTGGATGAAAATTCCCGGCGGTTCGTACGGCATCGGCCCGGTTTATGACGCGCTGCCCGATTGCAAGGAGCTGAACGAAACCAAACGCATGGAGAAAGCCGCGCAGGATTTGGCGATTTCCGGCATGTGGATCGCCGAAGATGATGGCGTGCTGAATCCTCGTACCGTCAAAGTAGGGCCGCGCCGCATCATCGTGGCCAACAGCGTCGACAGCATGAAGCCGCTGCTCACAGGTTCCGATTTTAACGTCGCGTTTACGGCCGAGGAACGTCTGCAGGCGTCAATCCGCAAAATCATGATGGCCGACCAACTGCAACCACAGGACGGACCGGCCATGACGGCCACCGAGGTGCACGTGCGCGTTGCACTGATTCGCCAATTACTGGGGCCGGTGTACGGCCGATTCCAGGCTGAATACCTGCAACCGCTGGTAGAGCGCTGTTTCGGTATTGCGTTCCGCGCAGGCGTGTTCCCTGAGCCGCCGGAGAGCATGAACGCCGCCAACTTCAACGTTCGCTATATCTCGCCGCTGGCGCGCGCACAGAAGCTGGAAGACGTCACAGCGATTGAGCGTTACGCCCAGAACGTTATGCGGCTGGTTCAGGTTTACCCGGACATTATCGACAACATGGACAGCGACGAAGCAAGCCGCGTTGTCGGTGAAGCGCTCGGCGTACCGGCCAAGGTTATGCGCTCGTCGGCGGACGTGTCCACGCTGCGCGACCAGCGCGCCAAACAGCAACAGCAACAACAGCAACAGGCCTTGCTGATGCAGGCCGGCCAGCAGGCGGCCGGCGCCGCAGGACAAAGCGCCGGTGAGGCAATTGGCCAACGACTGGCGGGGGCTCAATGACACGGAAACTGATCGGCCCGCAGGATTACAAAACCCTGTTTAACGAAATGCCAGGCGGCCCGGAGATTCTCGACGAGCTGACTACGCGTTTCGGGAAAGCGATTTATGTGAAAGGCGGCCATGAGGCTGACCGAGAAACCTGTTACAGGGCCGGACAACGATCCGTGCTCGATTTCATTTTGCTGCAACTTAACAGAGCAGACGGAGTAAACGACGATGTGGAAGATTAAACACTTATTCATGAATGCAGCGGGCGAAGGCGGGGAAGGTGGCGGCACTGGTGACGGCGGCAATCCAGTCACCGGCGATGGCGGCAGCACTTCATTGCTTAGCACCGGCGCACAGAATCAGCCAGGTGTCGATGATTGGGTGCCTGAGAAATTCCGCGTCATGGGCGAGGACGGGAAACTCAATATCGAAGGATCCGCGCGCAAGCTGGCCGAGTCCTACACGCACCTGGAAAAACAGCGTGGCACCAGCGCGGCACCGAAAACCGTAGACGAGTATGCGCCTACTGTTGAGGTTGAGGGCTTCAAGTGGGACGAGTTCAAGGCCGATCCTGAGATGCAGGGATTCCTCAAAGCGGCGCACGCCAAGGGCATCACTAACGATCAGATGGGCTTCATCCTCGGCGAGTACATGAACCGCGCCCCGGCGCTGGTGGGTGGTGCTGCAGAGTTGGACGAAGAAGCGGCGGCGACAGCGCTGCGCGAAACATGGAAAACCGATGCTGAGTTCAAAAAAAATCTCGGATTGGCACACCGCGCGTTTATGTCGCTGGCCGACCCTACTGACAAAGGCAAGATGAACGAAATCGGCAACAACCCGATGGTGATTCGCATGCTGGCGAAAATTGGCGCAGAGATGGGCGAGGATGTTCCCGTACCTGGCGACATCAACCCAGAGGAACAACAGGCGATCCGTGACCTGATGAAGTCCGAGGCATACACCAATACGAAACACGCCGACCACGAACGCGTTTCCGCCCAGGTGCGTGCGTTCTATCAGAAAACCTACGGCGACCAAACCGTCGCATAATCCGAGGAAAGACCAATGTCCGACAAAGAAATCGAGCAGGAAATCCAAGCCAAAGGAAAAACCGCGCCGCGCGTGACGCCTGATCATATCGAGAGCGTTGTCACCAGCGAACATTACTTCACTGGGTACGACGGCCGCATTGGCGCGTTGGCCAATGGGGAGGATATTCCTGCTGTAGAGCTTGATGACGCGAATCAGCTTCGCCTGCTAACGTTTTGCGTTCTGGTTTTAGAGAATGGCTTTACCGTCACCGGCGAGAGCGCCTGCGCCAGCCCTGAGAACTTCGACGCCGAGATCGGCCGCAAGATCGCCCGCGACAACGCTGTGCAAAAAATCTGGATGCTTGAGGGCTACCTGCTGAAACAGCGCATGCATGACGACGCGCACCTGCGAGAACTGCTGCGCCAGAAAGAAGAGTAACAGCCACCACACAACATCAAGCGCCAGCCTAACCGCTGGCGTTTTCATTTGGTCGGGATTCCGACCGCGAAATCGCAACAAAATCACTCCAACAGCCCGGCGTGGTAGCCGGATAACTGGTATCTCCCGCCAGGCGTACGCGCCACTCGCCTGGTGTATTCAGGGCCGGTAACCCGATAACCCGCAGGCGATAATCTTTGGAGTGATAAAAATGGCTTTTGATCCGAACAAGAACATGATCACCGCCGCCTTTGTGCAGCAGTTCCATGATTCTTTCGAAATCGCATCGCAGCAGAAGGACTCGCGCCTGCAGGCTGCCGTACACGATCGCGGGATGATTACCGGCGCATCGTTCACCATCAACGATATGGGCACCATCGAGATGAACCAAATCACCGAGCGATTCGGTGATACGGTTTGGGATTTGCCTCAAGCGGGTACTCGTAACGCGCTGATGGCGGATTACGGCGTGTTCGTGCCGGTGGAAAAGCGCGACCTGCGCAAGCTGATCGCTGACCCGCAGGGGCCATATCTGCAGCTGACGCTGGCGGCCGCGAACCGCAAAAAAGACGACGTGATTTATCGCGCGTTGCTGGATACCGTTCTGCGCAAAACCTCGAACACTGGCGCCTACGCTCCTGTGGCGCTGCCGGCGTCTCAGAAGATTGTGGCCGGCGGTACCGGCATGACCAAGGCCAAGCTGATCGCTGCCAAGGCTATGTTCCGCCGCAACGAGTGTGACGAGCAGAACGGCGAAGAGCTGTTCATCACGTACAACGCCGACATGCTGACGCAGATCCTGAGCGATACCACCCTGACCAGCGCCGACTTTATGGCGGTGAAAATGCTGCAGGAAGGTGCGGTGTCCGGCAACTGGTTGGGCTTCAAGTGGTTGGCATACGAAAAACTGGACTCGGCCAGCGCTGGCGATCCGGCTGTCACCACCAAGACCGCCGCCGCCTGGTGCAAGTCCGCGGTGCATTTCGGTACCGGTGCAGAGTACAACACCGATATCGGCCCGCGCCGCGACAAGAACAACACCATTCAGATCTCTGTCGATGCGTCCTATGGCGCCGGCCGCGCAGCCGAAAACAAGGTTGTCGCGATCGACTTCACCGCTTAATGCCAGCGCTCCCTTGCCGGGGGTAATACCCCGGCCTTTTCATGAGGTACCGCTATGGCTTCCAGTATTTCCATCTGCTCAAACGCTTTGCTCATCCTCGGGTCGCAGCCCATCAATGACTTTGATGAGGGGACTGATTTCGCGCGCCTGTGCTCGAACATGTATCCGTCAGTGCGCAACGACCTGCTGAGAAAGCACCCGTGGAACTGCGCGGTAAAACGCGTTGTCCTTTCGCCCAGCACCACGCCACCGGCGTTCGGGTTCCGCAATCAGTTCCCGTTGCCTGGCGACCTGGTGCGTGTGCTCTCTGTTGGGGAAATCCACGACGATATCGCATACCGAATTGAGGGCAGCAAACTGTTGGCCAACGAGTCAACGATCAAGCTGCGCTACATCTGGCGAAACGAAGTTGAATCCACCTGGGACGAGGCGCTGGTGCAGCTGGCAGAAACCACGATGGCGGCAAAACTGGCGTACGCGGTTACCGGCTCGGCCAGTCTGCGGGATAGTCTGACACAAGAGGCCGCGTTTCTGCTCCGTCAGGCTCGCTCTATCGATGGGCAGGAAGATCCGCCGGAAGAAATTGGCGGCTATCCGACTTTTGAGTCGAGGTTTTAACGATGCGCGCCAACCTGATAAAGACCAACTTCACCGCCGGAGAAATTTCCCCGCGCCTGATGGGGCGTGTTGATATAGCGCGGTATGCCAATGGAGCCAAGCGCATAGAAAATGCGGTGTGTGTGGTGCAAGGCGGTGTTATCCGCAGCCCGGGCACGCGCTTTGCCGCTGCCGCTAAATTTGGCGACCAGCGCGCCAGGCTGATCCCCTATATTTTTAACCGCGAGCAGGCTTACATACTCGAATTCGGCAATGGGTACGTGCGGTTTTTCCAAAATGGCGCCCAACTGGTGAACGGCGACAACAGCCCGTATGAGATAGGCAGCCCATTCAGCGCCGACATGCTGCCGGCTGTGAAATACGTTCAGGGTGCCGACACCATGTTTTTGGTGCATCCGTCTGTAAAACCTCACCGCCTGCAGCGCCGCGGCCAATTGGATTGGGTGCTCGAGCCATGCCCGTTTATTGTCGAACCATTCGATGAATTGCGCGACACTCCGGAAAAATGGTGTAAGCCATCGGTTAAGGAATTCGTCGGATCCGAAATTACGCTGACGCTGAGTGACGAAGAGCCGCCAAAAGACTCGGACGGAGATTTTACCGGTGCCGGCTGGGTAGCCGAAGACGTTGGCTCATACGTTCGGATTAACAGCGGGCTGGTACTCATCAAGAGCGTAACCAGCGCGCAGAAAGCCGTTGGCACCATACGCACCGATCTCAGCGCGACACAGGCGGCGTCGCCTGGCGCATGGACGCGCGAGGATACCGTATGGACTGACGCTCTGGGGTATCCGGGAGCGGTCACCCTGTATCAGCAGCGACTCGTTCTGGCCGGCAGCCCGCGTTACCCGCAAACCATCTGGTTCAGCGAAACCGGCGTTTACCTTTCTTTCGAGCTGGGGACCAACGACGACAAGGCGATCAGCTTTACGTTGTCGTCTGACCAGCTCAACCCCATCGTGCACCTGGCGCAGATGAACACCCTGATAGCGCTGACGTACGGCGGCGAGTTCACGATCACCGCCGGCAACGACGCGGCGATTACCCCGACGAACATCTCGGTGAAAAATCCCAGCCCATACGGATGCAACGATATTCGTCCGGTGCGCGTTGGCACCGAAATCATGTTCATACAGCGTGCCAATAAAAAACTCTACGCCGTGGCTTATGACCCGGACAGCTACGTTTCATACTCCGCCAATGACATGACCGTTTTGGCTGAACACATCACCGGTGGTGGGGTGATTGATATGGCGTACCAGCAGCAACCGGATGCGTTTATCTGGCTGGTGCGTAACGACGGGATCCTCGCATCTATGGCGGTAGACCGCGCGCAAGAGGTGATCGCCTGGTCGCGCCGCACGACGCCTGGTGGTTTTGAGTCTGTGGCATCCATTCCGTCGGCAAATAACGATGTGCTCTATGCACTGGTGCGGCGAGAAATTAACGGTCAGACCGTCCGCTATATCGAGGTTTTCGACGTATCGCTAAACACTGATGCAGCCATTACCGGGACAAACGAAGCTGGTGCGGCGGCGTGGTCTGGATTTAATCACCTCGAGGGGCAGACCGTAGACGTGTTGGCCGATGGCGTTGTGATGAAACCACTGGTAGTTACCGGCGGGCAAATCACGCTGCCGCGCACCGCCAAGCGAATTGAGGCGGGATTGCATTATGAAACCACTATCGAGACGCTCACACCAGAAGTGGGAACCACTGAGGGGACGACGCAGAACGCGCGGAAGCGCACCAGTGAGGTAACGCTGCGTTTCCTCGAAACCACTGGCGCCGAATGCAATGGCCAGCTAATCCCGTTCAGGAAGTTCGGCCTCGGCATCCTTGATAAGCCGGCGCCGCTGTTTACTGGCGATCACCGGCTGGGGACTCTCGGCTGGGATCGCGGCGAGGACACGCTGGTAATTCAGCAGCGCCAGCCGCTGCCGTTCCACCTTCTGGCCATTATCACCACTTTCACCAGTAACGGGGGCTGACAATGATCCGCAACGCAACCGCCGGGGATATCCCGGCACTGATTGAGCTTGGCGCCCGCATGTACCTGGAGTCGCGCTACGCGGAAACCTCGCCATTCGACGAGCAGAAGTGCGCCGAGCTGGCGCAGCACCTGATTGCCGCACCTGGCGGGTGTGTGCTGGTGGCCGAGCATGGCGGCCATGTGATCGGATGGATGGCCGGCGGCATCGCCGAGCAGTGGTTTTCGCGCAAGCTGATGGCGTTCGAGTACGGGCTATTTATCGCTCCTGAGCACCGCGGCGGTTCTGCTGGCCCGCGCCTGGCAAAAACCTTTATCGCGTGGGCCGCTGACCATGGCGCCGCCGTGATCAATATGGGCATCACCACTGGCGTGCACGAAGAACGCACCGGGGCGATGTATGAACGTCTTGGCCTGTCGCGCACTGGCCTGTTGTATTCGAAGGAGATTTGATTATGTGCACCGGGTTAGAGGTGGCGGTAATCGGTTCGTCGGTGCTGGCTGCCGGCGGCGCTGCTGCAAGCGGTATCCAGCAGCAGAAAATGGCGAACTACCAGGCGGACCAGGCAAACGTCGACGCCGAGGCCGCACGCGCGTCAGCACGCGTACAGGCCGACAAGATACGCAAGGCAGGGCGTGAGCAGGCCGCGCAGGCAAACGCGGCGCTGGCGGCGTCTGGCGTCGAAACTGGCGAGGGTACGGCGCTGCGCATCACGTCCGGCATCACCGGCGACGCAGAGCAGGACGCCTACACGACGATTTTGAACGGCATGAACACCGGTGCGCGGTACAACGCGCAGGCACAGGCCGACCGACTCAGCGGCCGCAATGCGGCGACGTCCGGCTACATCAACGCGGGCAGCTCGCTGCTGTCCGCCGCTGGCACCGGTTATTCTGGCTGGAAAAAAGCCAATCCAACAACGACGACAAACACCGGTACCGCGGCGTCGAATAACATGTTCTCGAATATGGGGGTGCGCTGATGCGGATACCAACTGGAAATTTTGGCAATGTGGTGCCGGAGGCCAATCCTACTCGAGTCGATGTTAGGGGGGCGGGTGCAATTGGTAGTGCATTGTCTGGTCTCGGTGTCGCGGCTGGGCAGGCCGCTGGCGATATCCAGCGCGTCCAAGATAAAGCAGATTTGGCAGCGACTCAGGCGATCCTTACCGACCTTGAAGCTAAGTCTAACGATCGGTGGGAAAACCCCGAAACAGGCGCACTTGTTACACGGCAGGGGTTCAATTCCGCTGGCGTCGGCGTTGACATGGATAAGCAAGACGCAACCGATTATGACGAGGCCAGAAAAAGAGTACCTCCAAGCCAGCAAATTTATTTTGATGCGCAGTGGAAGGCCGCGCAAATCCGACGTGCCAGCACATATAAAAATTTCGAAATCAGCCAAACCGCATCTGCTCAGCGCCAACAGCTTAACGCCACGGTGCAAAACTCGGTAGAGCAAGAGGCTTCGGCCTTTGACGATCCTCAAGCGGCGGGGCTGATTCGTGGAGCGCGGCGCCATTCGATCGAGCTATATGGCCAGGCGCAAGGCTGGTCTGCAGATCAAATCACTGCGGCAGTGTCTGAGGCAAATCAAAAGGCCATGGAATGGCGCGCGCAAAACTATGCCGTAAGCAACCCCACCGGATGGCTGAACGGGGATTTCATGCCCAACAGCGGCAATGGATTGGATATGCGGGCAATTTCGATAGTTGAGTCCGGCGGGAAGCATTTTAATGCCGACGGGAGCATAGTCACTTCATCAGAGGGCGCGCAGGGGAAATATCAGCTGATGCCGGCCACGGGCAAGGAGTTGGCAGCCAAGCGCGGGCTGCAATACGACCCGAAAGACGAGCAGCAAAACGCGCTGCTAGCCAGCGATTACGCCAACGAACTTTACGGAAAATACGGTTCTGAAACCTTGGCTGGCGCGGCTTACAACTGGGGGCAAGGCCGTGTTGATAAGCTGATCGATAAGATTGGCGACCCGCGTAAAGGCGAGGTTTCCGAAGCTGAATTTATTCGCAACCTCCCAGCAGAGACTCGCGGCTGGCTGGCGCGGTACCGAAAAAACAAAACCGGACTCGATCCGGTATCGGTGAATAAAATCGACAACATGGCCGAGGCTCAAATCAGGGAGCAGCGCACGGCAGTTCGCAATCAAATTGATCCGATACTGAATAACACGATGTCGCAGCTATACAACGGTGAAGTGCCGGAAGCCATGCCGGACAGGGCCACGATTCAATTTGCGTATGGGCCGCAGGGTGCAAGCATGGTGAAGCAGCTCGGCATCGCTATTGACAGCGCGCGCACGTTCCAGGCCATTCAGTACATCTCGCCGGCACAACAGCAGCAGGAACTTTCGAAGGTAAAGCCGCAGGTTAACGATCCGGACTATGCGCTAAAGATGGACGCTTACGGCAAACTCGCCGCCCTGGTGCAGAAAAGCAACACGGCAATTCAGGCTCAGCGCGACGCCAGCCGCTTCAATGATGCGCTATTGATGGGCGAAAAGCTTGACCCCACAGACAAAGCAATGCAGAAAGCGGCCGACTCAACGCCAACGGCGCAGAACTTCCGCATTAACGATGCCAGCACGCATGACGCTGTTGTGCAACAGGTTGCGCAAACTGGGGTTATACCTGAAAAGGTCACCACGCAACTAACGGCTATTTCTCGGGCAAAAAGCCCGGAGGTAGTGAAGCAAGGCGCCGAACTATTCAGCCGGCTGTACGACACGGATCCTGCCTCTGTCGGTGATATGCCGAAAGAGATGCAGGGTTTTTACATGACGGTCAAGCAATTGACCGATTCAGGGATGGCGCCCGATGCGGCGATCGCGCAAGCCCAAAACGTCACCTACAACCAAACGGATGCGCTAAAGGCGCAATTGGCATCTGAGCAGGGGACGGCAGCGTATAAAAAAGAGCGCGGCAAAGCTATAGGCTCAGCAGCCAGCAGTATGGCGCAATGGTTCCGCTGGGATCCATCCGCCGATGATCAAACGCCAGATGCTGCACGCTTCAGGAATGATTACCAGACGCTCTATGACCTCAACTATCGCACTGCCGGCGGCAATGCAGATGTTGCCAAAAAAATGACCAACCAGCAGATTGCCCGCACCTGGAGCATCAGTGAAGTGAACGGAAATGCGCAGTTCATGAAATACGCCCCGGAAGCCTTGCATAACTATGGCCCATCAGGCTGGCAGGCCGCTCAGTGGAAAGAGGACAAACTGCAGTTGATGTACGGCGACCGCACAGAAAGTATCGAAACTAGCGGGGCCAGTCTTGGGATCACCTCCGGTCGTATGGCCTTCGTTGAAACCAAAACCCCAAAATCTAAAGTGGGGGGAGAACTCGAAATCGCAGCCGATGTTTCGACTCCGCGGACTGGCGACTACGCGATCATGGTGCGCACGAAGGATAAAGACGGCATAGAAAGCGTACAGCCTTATTACGACAAATACGGGCGATCCATGCGCTGGAAACCCTCCTTGCAGGATTGGGAGCCATACAAGAAAATGCAAAAAGAGCGTGAGGATAAAAATCAGGAAGAGATTTCAAAAGGGCAGGAGATTCGAGACTTCAAAGCCAAGCATAGAGCCCTCGATGAAATGTATAAGCGCCTGCATGACGAGCGCGTAAATCGTCAAAAACAGTATTTTTCATGGAGCGCAGAATAATGCCGGTATATGCAAAACCCGAGGAACTGAATAACGATTTCGCGCCGGCCGGTAGTATGCTTGCGCAGCCTTCAGGCTTCGACGTTGCTCTGCCTGAAGGTACAAACCCTCGACCTCAAGAAGAATCACCGTCGGTATGGGGCGCTGCTTTTCGCCAGAATAACGTCTTGGCTGGCATGTTCCAGCCGACAAAGCAATTTGAGCCTGTCGAGGGTTATAACCCTTATGCTGATAAAGCAGAGCTGCAGGGTTATGAGCAATGGGCGACGGCGTTTTCTGATGCGAATTCACCGCAGGAAACCGTGTGGATCAAACAGCAGATCGATGATGAAAATGAAGACCGCCGGGTGCTGTCTGAAGCGGGTGGCGTTGGGACATTGGCCAGTATTGCCGCCGGTGCTGTTGATCCTGTGACAGTCGCTTCTATGTTTATTCCCGGCGCACAGGGCGGCGCGCTGGCGCGCATAGGGTCGCAGGTGGCCATTGGCGCCGCGGGAACAGCCCTCAGTGAAGTGGCATTGAACAACCAGCAGGTTACGCGCACATGGGGGGAGAGCGCTGCTCACGTCGCCGCCGGTGCGTTACTGAGCGGTGTTTTTGCCAGTGCTGGCGCAGCTATTTCTCCATCGGTAAGAACCGCGGCCACACGCGAAGTCGGCGACGCTCTGGATAACTTGAGCATAACCAGCGCCGTGGATAATGCAGCCGCCTCTCTGCCGGAAGGTGGGAGCGTTGGCGCCGCCCGCATAAGCGAGGCGACGCTGGAAGATTTGACGCCGGTATCAGGTGGCGCGGTCGGCACGCTTGCCCGTAAAGCTGGCAGCTACCTGACGCCGGTCACGCGCTTGATTGAGTCACCATCCAAGACCGCCCGCCGCACTGCGCTGGAACTGGCGGAAAACAACTTCACGCTTGAGGGGAACCTGCGTGGTATTGAGACGCCGATCGCGGCGGAAACCCGCGTTCGTGGTTGGCGTCGTGAAGAGGCCGCGGTCGTAGTAACCAACAAGCAGGCCTATGCGAAATATAAGGCCGATGGCGGCGATCTGGGTTTTGCCTCATTTCGGGAAGAGGTGGGTAACGCCATGCGCAACGGCGACATTCACGGCAATTCAGCGGTGCAGGATGCGGCGCGCGCGATGCGCCAGGTGGTGGATAGGGTGAAGGTGGCGCAGCAGAAACTTGGCCTTTTACCTGCAGACGAAGAGCTTAAAGCTATCGGCCAAACCAGCTACTTCCCCCGCGTTTACAAAGTCGGGAAGATCATCAGTGAGCGGGATAAGTTTCGCAACATGCTGGTGGATTGGTGGTCTCGCGGTGAAAAAACCATGTCGCGTGAAGAGGCTGAAATTACTGCTGACGCGACCATTAACAAAATCGTGGGCGCCAAAATTCCGCAGGATTTCGCCAACGTGTTCACGGTTAAAGCGGCTGGCAGCACCAGGTCGAGGACGCTTAGTGTTCCTGACCGACTGATGAAGGACTATCTGGAAAGCGACGCCAATTACGTCCTGCAGCGCCATATTCGCGAGGCGTCGGCGGAAGTCGAGTTAACCCGCACCTTCGGAAATAAGAGCCTCGATAAGCAGCTGAAGGACATTCAGGACGAATACGACGCGCTGATGCGAAGCAAGCCAGACGAGCAGGCAAAATTGGCGAAAGCCAGGGACAACGATATTCGCGATATAACCGCGCTCCGCGACCGGCTGGTTGGCACCTATGGCATGCCTGACGATCCATCGTCGTTCTTTGTGCGCGCTGGCGCTTTCCTGCGTAGCGCCAACTTTGTCACGAAGCTGGGCGGTATGACCGTTTCGGCCATCCCAGACTTGGCTCGCGGCGTGATGGTGAACGGCTTTAGCAACTCAATGCGCGGTTACTCTGCGCTGATCAGCCGTTCGCCGGCATTCAAAGCCAGCCGGGCCGAGATGCAGAAAATGGCGGTTGGTCTGGAAACCATCTTGCATACGCGGGCGCGCACGATGGGCGATCTGGTGGACAGCTCGTCGCGTACTACAGCCGTAGAGGCCGGCATGGAGCGCGTTACCGATGTGTTCGGCAAGCTGACGCTGATGGGGCATTTCGACGACGTGAACAAGTCGGTAAACGGCATGATAACGTCGGACAGTATTCTATCTGGAGCGGCCGCCGCGAAGAAACTGGCGAAGCTCGGGATCAACCCCAATATGGCCGGCCGTATCCGCAGCGAGTTCCAGAAACACGGTGAGGTGATCGACGGTTGGCATATTGGCAATTTTGAAAAATGGGACGATCAGCATGTCGCCGGCGTATTCCAGTCGGCGGTATTAAAGGATGTTAATAACACGGTTATTACGCCTGGCATCGGCGACACGCCATTATGGGCTAGCACCCCGTTGGGTAAGACGGTTTTCCAGTTTAAATCCTTCGCCACAGCGTCATATAACCGCGCCACGCTGGGCGGCCTGCAAGAGGGAACGGCTCAATTCTACTATGGCACAGCTTTCCAGATCGGCCTTGGCGCGCTGACGTATGCATTGAAACAGGCGGCCAACGGTAAAGAGGTGGAGATGACGCCTAAAAAATTGGTACTGGAAGGTCTGGATCGTTCTGGTATCCTTGGCCCACTCATGGAATATAACAACATGGCGGAAAAGGCATCGGGCGGCATGGTGGGTCTGGGAGCAATTTTCGGGACTGGAACACAGTCAAGGTATGCCAGCAGGGGGTTTATAGGCTCAGCGCTGGGGCCAACTTTTGGCCTGTTGGATACGTTGACTGATGTCACATCCGGCGTGCTTAACGGGGATGCAGGGGATCGTGTTATTCACAACGCCCGCACTCTTTTACCTGGTAATAATTTATTTTGGATAGCACCACTTATTAATCAGGTTGATCCGGGCATGCGATAGCAGGCATGGTTAAATTTTAAAATTAATCGATATGAGGGATTGCATGAAAGAATCGTTAATCAAAGCAGCGCTTTTTGTGGTTGTCGCAGTACCTATGTGCGCGAATGCATTAGTTTATAGTGGTAGCAATTTTAAAGGGAACGAGTATATCAGCATGGATGCTCCTCCGCTTGAGCCAATTTATAATGACAAAGACTCAATTAACGAGCACCGTAAAAAGGTTATGGAATACATAACAAAAACAGAAAGGTACGTTGAGAATGCCGATAGTGATATTAAGCGAGTTGAATCATATCGCTTTGAAGCAATTCAACGAGCAAGGTTAGAGGCGGAAAAGTACCACTTAAAAACAAATCTCCCAGATAGGTAAATATTTTCATTGACGGTGTGACGAAGGGGGTGTTTAGATGCTAAGAAAATCACTTTTGGCTGCAATTATTTTCTCTCCTATTGCTTCGGCTGGTGTTAAGTACGAGGTTGTAAAGGCAGAGGTAAAGCCGTTTGTTAGCAACTCATTCAGCAATGGCTATCTTGGGTTGCAAGAAAAGCCAGCCGAGCCGGGGGTTGGGGTGTTTTTCGAGGTTAAGGCATTAACCAATAATGAAAGCGAAGTGATGAATTTAGTATCGCGCGGCGATGTTAATGACAATATATGTGGAAACATTTTCTTTAAATCATTGCTTGATGCACTCTATACCGTGAATATTAAATATCTCGACGAGTCAGGGCGAGAGGTGATAAGTACCGGATTTAATAAAAAATCGTGCGTCAACGTTAATGGCGTTAAATAGTCAGGAAACCGACCAACCACCCGCCGCATCATAGCCCCAGGACAACCATGGGGCTTTTTTATGCACAACGATTACAGAACCCGCCTTACTGCGCTGAGCGACAAGTTAACCGACGTCGTGCTCGAGGAAGCCGATCCGGATACCTGGCCGGGCGCCGACAAACCACTCGACAAACACACGAAGCAGGAGCGCGGCGATCGCTACTGGTGCAAGAAGAACGCGGCGGCGTCGCTCACGCTGCTGGTGAAGGTACATTCGCTGATCGGCATGCACACGCGCGGCGGCACGCCGAAAGACGGCGATGAGCCGGACGACGAAGCATTTCGCCTCGGGCAGCAGGTATCCGCCGCTGAGCGCGCGGCGCAGGAAGTTATCGAACGCCTGCAGCAGCGGAAAAAATGATTTCGTTCGTCGCCTTTTTCATCATGTGGGCGGAGCGGATGGGGTGGGATGTTCCCGACTGCCATTACCGCGCCTGCCACTGGCTCGAGCACCGCGGCGATCTGGCGGTGCTTCGCTGTTTCCGTGGCTTCGGTAAATCCACCATTCTGGCGGTGTATAACGCCTGGCGGTATTACCAGAATCGCCAATACCGAATCCTGCACCAGTCTGAAGCCGACGGCACGGCGTACAAGACCAGTCGCGACACGCAGAACGTGCTGCGCAATCACCCGCTGACACGCGGCATGCTGCCGGACGGGCAGGGAACCGTCGAACAGTGGTGGGTTAACGGCTCGCTGGATATGCGTAACGGCAGCATGTACGCAAAAGGCATTCTGTCGAACGTCACCTCGGCCCGCGCCGACGAGTGCCAAAACGATGACGTCGAAGTCCCGCGAAACATCCAGACGCCGGAGGCACGCGAAAAACTTCGCTACCGTCTCGGCGAGCAAACGCACATCCTCGTCCCCGGCGGCCGCAAGCTGTTCATCGGCACGCCGCACACCCACGACAGCCTATACGATGAGGTCGAAGCCATGGGCGCCGACTGCTTGACGATCAAGCTTTTCGAGAAAGAACACCGCATCGATGAAAAACAGGCGACGGCGCGCAGCTACGCGCTGCCGTTCCGGCCGGAATACGTCTTTGTCGGCATCCATATCGGCGCGCGCCTGCTCGCCGAGGGTGTCGACTATCAGCTGACGGCTACCGGGATCACCTTCGCTGAGCTACCGGGAACGACGGTGGACTGCTACGCCGAATGTGCATGGCCAGAGCGGTTCACACCGGCAGAGATGGAGAAACGCCGGCAGGAAACGCGCACGGTCAACGAGTGGGACAGCCAGTATCAGCTGCACAGTAAACCGATCGGCGAATCCCGCCTCGACCCTGAACGCATCCGCGAATACAACGTGCAGCCGGAAATCCGGTACGCGAACCGCACCGCCTCGATGTGGCTTGGCAGCCAGCAGATTGTTGGCGCTGTCGCATGGTGGGACGTGGCAACCGGCAAAGCGAAAGCCGACGCCAGCGCCTTTTCTCTGGTGCTGACCGACGCACGTGGGCACCTGTACTGGCATGTGTGCCAGGAGCTGATCGGCGATCTGGCCGAGTTCGATGAGCGCGACAAAATCACCGGCGGCCAGGTGGTGCAGATCCGCGAGCTGGTGATCCGGTACCAGATACCGCAGGTGGTAGTTGAGGTAAACGGCCCCGGTAGCTTCGCCGGCAAGCTGCTCCGCCAGGCGCTGAAAGGTACCGGCTGCGGCGTTCGTGAGGAGTTCACCATAACCAACAAACAAAAACGCATCCTCGACGCGTTTGAGGCGCCGCTGTCGTCCCGTTTCCTTTGGGCGCATAGCGACGTTCTCGACGGCCCGGTTTACGACCAAATGCGCGATTTCAACCCGGCGCTAACCAACCAGCCGGACGACTTTATCGACTCTGGTGCGGGGGCTATCAGCGAAACGCCGGTGCGCATCGGCAAATTGGTCGGGAAACCGACCGCTCAAGGGCGGGAAGATTGGCAGCCAACAGACGGGGATCATGAGGTCGCCGTGGACTACTAAGCCGAGGTTTCCTTCATGTCGGTACCGAACCAGACCCCCTATAACATTTACACCGCCAATGGGATCACCACGGTGTTTCCGTACGAGTTTATGCTGCTGACCGCCAGCGATTTGGATGTGTCGATTAATGGCGCCTCTATCACATCAGGGTATACCGTGCAGGGGGTAGGTAACCCTGGCGGCGGTGAAGTTGTCTTTGTAACCCCTCCAGCAGCCGGCGCTACGGTTATGAACCTGCGCAAACTCCCTATCATGCGAACCACTGACTACCAGGACAATGGCGACCTGCGCGCGGTAACGCTCGATAATGATTTTGACCGTCTCTGGATGGCGATGCAGCAGATTTTTCTGAGCGATAGCTTATCGTTAAAGCGCCCATTATTCGGCGGCGATTACAATGCGTTTGGGCTGGGTATCGTTGGTCTGCGCGACCCTATCTATCCGCAAGATGCGGCAAATAAGCGTTGGGTTGAAAGCACTTACGCAGTTCCGATTGAGGAAGCTAAAGAGGCGGCCAGGCAAGCAAAAGCCGCGCGCGACGAGGCGCGACTGATCGCAGATAAATTCGGTGATGTGGACCATGCGATTTCAGTCGCGCAAGGTGCTGCGGATTCAGCGAAGCGCTCAGAGGCCGAAAGCTCGGCTAACGCTGATCGTGCTGAGGCTGCCGCCAGCTCCGCGATGCTTGAAGCGGAAACCTTCGACTCCGTCGCTGCCGGCTTGGCGGCCACCACGTCCGGGCAGTATTTCCGCGTATGGCAGGCCTCAAGTACCGGTATTTCGTTCATTTTCTACAAGAACAACGGGGGCGCAGCACAAGAGCTTACTGACTACCCGAGCGGGTCTGCTATTGACTTCATCTCATTTGGTCAGGCCGGGGATGGTATTGCGATTACTGACCCACAAGGGCGCCCATCATTTTCAACCGTCGACGGTAATATCTTTGCCGGCAATCTCGATGTTGTTCAGCTGCCTGGCGATGGCGTTTTCTGGATTGACCCAGATGGCTACGCCATAGAGCTGCAGCTTAAAAATGACGATCAAGAGTCGGCTGCCTGGCTCACAGAGCAGACTGAGAAAAGCGAGGTGTTGGCGCGCCAGAGTCGCGAAGCAGTGGCCTCCCGCGGTAATAACGCGATTCGCCCGCTGGCGCAGATTATCCACGATTTATTTTATGGACAATCGTTCCAGAATGGTACGGAAGGAACGCCGCGTCTGAGTTCCACTCAGCCGCTGGACAATCTGATGTTTGGTGATTCGATTATGCCATCGTCGCCAACGGCTGCGGTATTTACTCCCCGCAATGGTGCGGCGTTAAAACCATTGATCGCTACATGCTGCGACGCCAATGGCAACGCACTGACTGATTCGCAAGTGGCTGCTCTGCCGCCAGGAACGATCGCGTATGGCGAGTCACCCGTTGAAGGGTGCCTAAACTCATGGCGCCGCCGTCACCTCGATCGCCTCGGTCTGTCATCTGAACCTAACCGCCTCTTTGTTGGCTCAGCAACGGGCGTTGGCGGCCGGACGATTGCGCAGCTCAGTAAAGGCGCAAGCCCTGAATTGTACAACCGTTTCTACACCGCAATGACGGGTGTAAAAGCCATCGCTGACGCTTCCGGGAAGTCATATCAAGTCGGCTGCATCGTTCACATGCAGGGCGAGAACGATTACCCCAGCGCCACAAAGGAGTATTTCAAAACAGCCACGCTGCAGCTTCGCAATGACATGTACGCAGATGTCGCGGCAGTGACAGGACAGGCTCGTATGCCTGCATTCATCACGTATCAAACAGGCGCCTCATTCACGCGGGACGAGCGGGATATGGCCGTTGGTATGGCGCAGATAGAGCTTGCCGAAGAGAACGAAAACTGGTTCCTGGCAGGCCCTACTTATCCCTACACCGACAAAAACGGACACCTGGATTCAAACGGCTATCGCTGGTTTGCTGAAAAGCTTGGCGAGATTTCGTTCAGGGTGTGCGAGCTTGGCCATGACTGGAAGCCGCTGCAGCCAATCGCTGCCGTTTGCCGTGGCGTTGATGTTCTGTTGTCGATGCATACACCGGCGCCGCCGTTGCGGTTTGCCGCGCCTTATGTTGTCAACGCGGCGCAAGAATACGCTGACAAAGGCTTCACTGCTATCGACAGATTCAATGGCTCTGACACGCCGATTAGCATTTTGTCTGTAGAAATCCGTGGGCTTTCAACAATTCACATCACGCTGACGCGCGAGCCGCTCGGCACGCTATTGATTCGTTACGCAGACAAGGCCAATCACAACGGCAACGGCATGGTTTGCGATTCAAGCAATGGCCTCAGTGAAAGCAAATACGTCTATCTCCCGGGCAGCGGCATGTACCCGTCGGCGAACATCCCCGAACTCGTTAACAAATACTATGACCTCCGAAACTGGAGCGTTGCATATCAGATAACCGCTGAGGAGGTTTAACCATGGCTATCGGATTCATTGATAAATATTCAGATTTAAGCGGGAAGACGGATTTCATTATCCCCCCTGTGAGCCGGGGGATCCTCGGTTGGGGTTATCTTGGCGGCAGCCTGCAGCGCTCATTGCAGAATCTGGCGCGCGGTAACCCAGGATTGAACGTAGTCGGGACGCCGACAATCCACGATAACTATGCGTCGTTTGTTGGCTCAAATCATTATTTCCAGACGGCGATCTTCCAGCGCATGCAGCACACAATTTTCTGTGTCGCGCGTTCGCTCGATACCTTTGTTGATAATAGTCACAAGCCGATGATTTTCAGCTCGTTCAACGGACAGAACACATCTGCGCCGGCTTACGCAACGCAGGGGCTTTCGCTGTACGTCGAGAACTCTGGCTATCCGCCACCGGTCGGGAAGCTGACGGGTATCGTTGGGGCATATGACCCGAACGCTCCTGGTCCAGCCACGGCGACAACAGTGCAGATCGAGCGTGATATGTCGCAGTTCTCGATCATGTCGCTGACGCAATCGGCATCAACGATCCAGGTTCGAGATTGGACGCTTGGTTATACCGCGATCAACCCAATTCCAGCCGGCCGCGTTATTGCGCCATCTAACCGAGCATTTGCCATTGGCAGCCCGGCCAATCCGATTTCATATACCGGTTCTGTTGATATCGCTGGCTGAGCGATTTTCGAGGGCGTACTGAACGAGCTGGAACATAACCTTGTTGTGGCTAAGTTCCGTAGCTATTTCGCCAAGCGTGGGATGGCAGTTTAACTATCCCCGCTGGGGAGGTGGAGCCATGAAAATGGAAAAAATCACTACTGGTATTTCGTACGGCGCCTCTGGTGGTGGCGCTGCATTCTGGTTTACCCGGCTGCTAGATGGATACTCACCAGAACAGTGGGCTGCGATCGGCGTACTTGGTGGGCTGTTTTTCGCATTCCTCACGTGGCTGATGAACCTTTATTTCAAGATCCGCGAGGATCGCCGCCGTGAACGCATTGGGAGGATTGCCGATGAGCAAGCTGAATAAGACTGGCGCAGCCGGCGCCGTCTGTTCTGTGATGGTGATTATTGGCCTGGTGCTTTCGAGCGGTGAGGTAAAAACCAGTCGCGCCGGCCTGGAGCTGATCGGCAATGCTGAGGGCTGTCGCAGGGATCCATACAAATGCCCTGCGGACGTGTGGACTGACGGGATCGGCAACACGCACGGAGTTAACCCTGGTATGCGCAAAACCGATCAGCAGATTGCCGCGGACTGGCAAAAGAACATCCTGGCTTCCGAGCAGTGTGTAAACCGCTACGCAGCTGGCGATAGGCTGCCACAGGGGGCGTTCGATGCGGCGGTAAGCATAACGTTTAATGCCGGCTGCGCGACGATGCAGAAATCGACGATGTTCCGGCTGTTCCGCCAGAATGAAACGGTAGCCGCCTGCGAGCAGTTCCCGCGCTGGGTATATGCCGGCGGCGTAAAGCTCAACGGCCTGGTGATCCGCCGTGACAAGGAGCGCGCGCTATGTCTGGCAAAATAACGTCTGCGGTGGTGATCCTGTTGGCGGTAGGGGCCGTGGTCGGCTCTGGTGCCTGGCTGGCAGCGCGGCACTACCAGCCGACGATTGACCGCCTCAATGAGGCGCTGACGCAGTGTAAGGATACTGGCCGGCAACAGGCAGCGACGATCGATAGCCAGAATGCAGGCATAACTGATCTGCAGCGTAAACAGGAAGAGATGGAAGCCAAGGCCAAGGCAGCGCAGGGAAAAGCCCGCAGGGAGGCGCAGGGCGACTATGAGAGGGCAAACGAGGTTATGGCAGAGCGAACCACTGGCGAGGTGTGCGCGGCGGCGTCTGCTGCGTTTGACGCAGAGCTGCGCCGGGAGCGTGTCCAATGA